GGATAAAAACAATGGTTGAAAATGTAAAAGGCGACTACACTGTTACAGATGTGCGCACATTATTACCTAAAGTAGCCGATATATACTAATCATGCACACACTACTATTGAACGCTGACAGTCAGCCTTTCAGTCTAAATCCTCTTAGCACACTGAACTGGCAAGACAGTATCAAATACAGTTTTAGCGACAAATTCACTGTTATCAAAGAATACGACAACTGGGATATTAGAAGCCCTAGTTTGACTGTGGCAGTGCCCAGCATTATGGCACTCAAAAAATACATCAAACCACAAGCAAGAGTACCACGCACCAGACGCAACTTGTGGTTGCGTGACCAAGGTTGCTGTCAGTACTGTGGTGTTGGCCTGCATTATGTACACATGACCATTGATCATGTGATACCACGTAGCAAAGGCGGACGTAGCAGTTGGCAAAACCTAGTCACAAGCTGTCAGCGTTGCAACTATGCAAAAGGCAGTAAAACCACAATCAAGCCGCGGCGGCGGCCTATTGAACCCACATCATGGGAATTACGGCCCTTGATGAAACAGCATCACCTCACCATTCCTGATCCTGCTTGGCAGGATTTTTTATTGTGGCCCAGCGAATATCTAAGCATAAGACCCCGGTGATTTTGGCTCATAAATAAAGTTATGGTAGACTTTGTTAGCTATACAACTGTGGACCAAGCACTGGTGCCAAAAACTTTGCAAAACATAGATGTTGCAAAGCAGGATCTGTTGAACCATTTATACACTCGCAAAGGCGAGCGTGTTATGGATCCAGAATTTGGCAGTAGAATACCTTTCCTAGTGTTTGAGCCATTGGACGACAGAACCAAACGTGAGATTGAAGCTGACATAGATGATATTATTGCGCTTGATCCTAGATGGAAATTAGCAAGCAAAGTAGTTCAAGATGGTGAGCACAGCGTCACCGTAGCCCTAAGGCTAATATATCAGAACATAACTGAACAAGAATTAGTTGTAGAGTACGAAAGAGATACAGCATAATGGCACAAGGTAATAGACAAAACAGTTTGTTTGCGGCTGAAGATTTTACAGTATTGTACGACAGCTTTGCAAACAGCAATTTCAAAGCATACGATTTTGATACAATCAGGGCCGCAATGGTCAATTACATTCAAAACACGTATCCAGAAGAATTCAATGATTGGATCCAAAGCTCAGAGTTTGTAGCACTATTAGACGTGGTTGCATACTTTGGACACAGTTTGGCATTTAGATTGGACTATGCCACACGTGAAAACTTTTTTGGCACTGCACAAAGACGTGAAAGTTTGATCAGGCTTGCAAATCTTGTCAACTACAAAGTGCGCAGAAATATTCCAGCATTTGGACTTGTAAAAATTGTTGACATACGCACCAATGAAATTGTGTATGACACATCAGGCAACAACCTACAAAACAAAAAAGTTGTATTTGAAACATCAACAGACTATGAAAACTTTATTACAGTGATCAATGCTGTGCTACAGCAGGGCAACCAATTTGGTACACCCAGCAACACAGAAACAAACAACAGCGGACAAAAATACGACTTCTATAGAATGAACACCAACAGAGGTCAAGTGGTATTTCAATTCAACAGTATTGCCAATGGTGTAACATCACCCTACGAACTGGTAGGACTTACATTTGACAGCATCACCAGCAATCTAGTAGAAAACACACCATCACCTGAGCCAGGCTTTGACATCATATATCAAAACAACAACACAGGAATTGGTGGCAATGACACAGGTTTCTTTATAGGTCTCAAACAAGGTAATCTTGTACACAAAGACTTTACACTAGGCACACCAAGAATCAATCAAATATTGGACATCAACACAGCCAATGTAAACAACACTGATGTGTGGGTGCAAAACATCAACACAGATGGTACACCTACAGCAAATTGGAAGAGCTTGGGCAGTCTAACAGGTAGCAACGTTATCTACAACAGTTTGACCAACACAGACAGAAACATCTACAGTGTTGAAAGCAGAGTTGACAACAAAGTCAGCGTCAAGTTCTCAGACGGCAACTTTGGTAATATACCAAATGGGCTTATTAGAACATGGTACAGAACCAGCAAAAACGAAAGTTTCACAGTTCGTCCAGTTGACATTGGCAAACAAACAATAACAGTAACATACACAGGTGCAGACGGCAACCTGTACACAGCAAACATTGGCGTTGAGCTACGTGACAACATCAGCACCGCCAGCAGTAGCGAAAGTCTAAGTGAAATCAGACTGAACGCACCACAAACATATGCTACACAAGACAGAATGGTAAACGCAGAAGACTACACAGTTTATCCATACAGTGTAAGCAGTAACATCAAAAAGATCAAATCAATCAACAGAACACACAGCGGACACAGCAGGTTTGTTGACACACATGATCCAACAGGCAACTATCAAGACGTAACACACTTTGGCGATGATGGTATACTTTATCGCACAGGGCATCTAAAAACAACAAGTTTGAACTTGCCCAGCACACTCAGCAACACTGGTGTGATTGAACGTTACCTTGAGCCTTATTTGATTGACAGTGAAATTGTAAACTTTTACTACACACAATTCAGTGCAAGCACATTCAACTATACAAAAGCCACAACCAGCAATGGTACAAATGCATACAAATGGCAAAAACAAAGTGGCGCCACAGGATATCTAACAACTGGAAGCAGTAACATTGTTCAGCGTGTTGGCAAAAGTTCAAGTGGCAACCTACGCTACATCAAGCCAGGTAGTTTGTGTGAGTTTGTGGTAGACACAAGCACAACAGCAAACTTTGTTGAAGGTGAGATTGCAAGCATAAGCGTTGTAAATCAAGGTAGCGGATACAGCTCGCCTACTGTGAGCATTATTGGTGCAGGCACAGGTGCTACAGCTACAGCCATTGTAACATCAGGCAACATCACAGGCATCACAATAACAGCAGGTGGTAGTGGCTATGATGAATTCACAGTGGTACAAGTAACAGACAGTAGTGGAGTTGGATTCAGTGGCACAGTAAATGTTGGTTCACTAACAACCATATGGAGCAGAGTAACAAACATCAGTGGCGAAGGCTTGGGTGTAAACGATAGTGCTGGTAACAGTACTGGTGTTACAGAAAGCGGACTTGGTAGTATTGTACTCAGCAAAGAAGTTCCAAGCAATGCTAGACTGAAAAAAGTATGGCCAGCATGGAACACAAGATTCACTGACACAGAAAAAGCAGACATCAGCAATGCACTCACACTAAATCAAAACTTTGGCTTGCGCTATGACACACTCAACAGCAAGTGGATGGTCATAAACAGCAACAACATACCCAGCAACACTTCAGTAAACAATGCTGTGAGTGCTTGGAGTTTGGCAAACGCAGGTTCAACTGCAAACAACAACGCTGATCAAAGTTGGATCATCAGAGTAAACTATGCAACTGACAGAAGAACATTCATCAGCAGAACAAATCGTTACATATTTGAAACACACGGTAGTACCAAGTTTTTCAACAACAACAGTTTGGCAAAGATTGATCCTACAACCAGCAAGCCACGCAGAGACAAAATTGAACTGCTGGCCAACAACAACAGAAGCGGTACAACTGTTGCAAGACTTGGCACAGCATACAACTGGAACTTGTATGGAAACTTTATTGAAAAAGATGGTCACACAGACAGCAAAAAAGTTATACTAACATTGGGCAATCCAGACAATGCCAACTTGCCAGACAATCCAGATGCATTTGCAAATGTGATTGGCACAGACACAATCAAAATTGGCACAGTAACAGAAAATGGATTTGACTACACAAGACACAAGTCAGATGGTGCAACAAGTGTAAGCGGAAGAACCAATTTGTATTTTAGATATGATCATGTTGCTGAAACAGACAAGCGTATTGATCCAGCCAGCATCAACATTGTTGACATGTTTGTGCTTACCAACACATATCATACAAACTTTACAAACTGGTTGCAACTGGATGGACGTAGCAGTACAAAGCCACTACAGCCCAGCATTGAAGACTTGAGCAGACAGTTTGGTAGTTTGGACAGCAAGAAAAGTGCCAGCGATACTATTGTGTATAGACCAGTAAAGTACAAAGTACTGTTTGGCGATCTAGCTGATAGCAGTCTACGTGCAACATTTAGAATTGTAAAAGTGCCTGGCACAAGTTTTACAGACACAGAAATCAAATCAAAAGTTATCAATGCAGTGAACACATACTTTGATCCTGCAGGTTGGGACTTTGGAGAAACTTTTTACTTCACAGAACTAAGTGCATACATTCACCAGCAACTGGCAGGTGTTGTTGCAAGTTTTGTTATTGTACCACAAGACAGTACTGGTGTGTTTGGTAGCTTGTTTCAAATCACACCAAACAGCGACGAACTATTCATCAATGGTGCCACAGTAGACAACATTGATATTGTAAGCAACTTGAGCAGATCAAATCTACAAAGCAACGCTTCAGGACAGTTTGTAAATACATCAACAGGGCTAAGTGCAAACACTGGCGTGTACACAACCACAAGCGGAGGCACTGGACTAAGTGGCTCAGGTGGAGGTGGCTCATCATCAGGCGGCGGCGGAAGCTCCGGCGGTGGTGGCGGCGGATACGGAGGTTACTAATGGCTGATTATTCTGCTAATCCAGGAGTGCCATATGAAGGCAATCAACCTGGTAGTCAAAAACCCAGAGAAGAGTTTTCTACCAGTGAGTTTCTGCCTCAGTACATAAACACCAAAATCAACAAAAAGTTTTTGCGTGGTACATTAGATTTGATGACCAGCACTGCTAGTTTTGAAACACTGTATCATTACGTGGGCAAACAAAAAACTGGGCAGTATGATTATTTCAATGATCAGTTTTTGAATACAATGGCTCCGGACAAATTGTTTTACAATGGTACACCAGGCTTTGTAAGCAACGGCGTAGCAGACACCTACTACGACTACACAAAAAATCTACATGCTCTTGGCACAGCAGGAATGAACAAAGATGGTGTGTTTTCAAAATATGAAACATACTCACCTCCAATTGACAATGACAAGTTTGTAAACTTTACCAGCTACTACTGGTGCAAAGACGACTTGCCACAAATCAACATCAAGTTCAACGTCAGCACAGATCCAGATGATTTTGTAGGACTCACTGAATACAATGTAGTAACCAGTGACAAAGGCACATTTAGATTGCTGAATGGCATGAGAATTGGTTTTGCACCCACAGCCACACAAACATTTGAAGGTGATGCCAGTGCAACTGCATTTACAACAACGGTAAACAGTAGCGCATATCCGCTACATGTAGTGATTATAGACGGTGTTAGACAGACTGCTGACTATACATATAGTGGTACAACACTAACCTTTACTACTGCCCCCGCATTAGGTGCTACAATTGAAATATTGCACTTTATGATGAGTGACCTCAACTATTATGGCAACAGTTATATTGTAGATGGTGTTGGCGACAGCATTCAACTTATTCAACTAACAGATGAACACAACAGAGAAATACTAAGTCGTAGACTATTGTACTCTCCATATCTTCCTAGTCCATGGGACGTTGAGCCTTGGGACTCACACCCATATGATTACAGCACTGTGGACAACCTACTGCATGAATATGTGGTTATGGGCAAAAACAGTGTGGACAGAAATGCATGGAGTAGGGTAAACCAATGGTATCACTACAACACCATTGTTGAAACATGCAGACTCACAGGTGATGTATTCACAAGTTATGCAAATCAAGTAAACAAAGCCAAGCGTCCA